GGTCTGCTATTTGTTGGCGCTTGTGTGCATCGTATGCTGCTGTTACACTAGCAGGCGTTAGTGTGCCTAATGTGCCTTGGCCTTGCAAAGCAAAAAGAGGATCACTAGGGTCTAAGTAGCAATCCTCATTGGAGTTTGTGTATTGTAAGTTAACAGTGGAAAAACGTATGCGTTCTGACATTGTTATTATCTTGGGTATCCTTTAAATGCTTTGATTGGACTTTTTGTACCAACAAATGCAGGTTCTTCGCTTGCTGCTGTACTTACTAATTTTTTACCCCCGGGGGTTTTTGTCATTTTTAATGCTGCATCAATCACAGGATCAACATTGTTGTTGAAACCTATAATAACTGCATGTTCTCCAAATGCTGTTTCTGCTGACCAAGCAGGCATATCTGGGTTTACATCGTCTGTTTTTGCATTGCTTCTGGCACGGGCCATGGCAACACCAAAACGATAATTCTTATAAGGGTCGGCAGCACTCAAGCCTGGCAGAACAAATGTGTTTTTCATTGGCTCTGCTTGTTCTGGCGCCAGTTTTGCCTGTTCTGTAATAAACTCACGGGCTCTCATCTTGGATACCCTTTGAACGCTTTAACTGGACTAGTAGTATGAACTGCCGGGTGTTCTTTTGATTCAAGATCACCGTGATTTAAATCTTGATGGTGACTACCAATTGCTTGAAATGCTTTTTTCAACATATCCTGCTCTTCTCGGGTATACGGAGCAGCAATGTTGTTACGACCTGCCCATGACTCGTTGTCAAGGTCAGGAACGAATGATCCATCAGTTGCTGCAACTGCCATCATAACACGATTGAGTTCATATACTCGGTCGGCAAACTGCGAGTCTCGAAACTTGTTCAAGCCCACGGTGGCGTTTTGATTGCGCTTGCTAATCTTGACGCCTTTGTCTTCTGCAATAAACTCACGTGCTCTCACTATTATTCACCTACGTAGCTTCCGCCACCTTGTACGCCAGCAGTACCAGAACTTGCTGTGCCAGATTCTGCTGCGGTAAAGTTAGAACCAGTGATAGTAAGGTAGTTGCCCACACCCACATACTTGTATTCTGTTTTGTAAGCAGGAACACTAACAGCATTAGAGTAAATGCTACTAGAAAAGTCAGGAGCAAGCCAAACTTGATATGTTACCGCTGTGTTGCCAGTGGAAATTTCCACTTTATCAGTGGCCCAAACTACGTTGGCCACTGTGGTGTATACATTTGCTTGACTTGCCATGATTAGCCCTTAAATGATTTTAGTTCAGCATACAATTGCATGCCAAGATCTTTGTTTTCAGACATAACACCTTGGCGTGAGTCTTGGCGGTTATACGGAGAACCTGTAGTTTGGCCAGTTGACTTGGGACCGTTTACGCCACCAGCATAACGACGCATTAGTGGATCGTCATTGCCAATTGTTTCTTGATCAGTAGGCCAGTCTGGAGAATTTTCATCTAACTCGGCACCTGTTCCACATGAGCATGGACTGGCTTCGCAACCGCAACCTTCATCGCTGCTCATTTCTTGACCTTGCATACCAGCTAAGTTTAACAATTGTGCCAGTTGTTCTGCTGCTTCGCCGTCTGCACTAATAGTAATGCTCTTGCGTGGCTCACCGTGTTCGTCTGCGCTCATGCTAACCGAAACATTCATTGATTCAGAAATCATTGATTCTAAGTCACGATTTAAACTGTCGTAAATGCCTTTGCCTACCATTGAGCCTGCTTTGCTTTTACCACCTGCTGCTGGGGCAACTGCACCTGCTACTGTATTCTCTTCAGTTTTTTCTTTCTTGGCTTTCTTTTCAGGAAGTCCTTTGTGCTCGGTACTTGCAAAATCTTCTGCGTCTTTTTTGCCCATTGACTTGGCAACTTTAGCAACTTCTTTCGAAGGGGCTTTTTCGCCCTTTTGTGTTGCATGGACCATGCCCATGAACTTTTGTTGCTTCTTGCTTACTGCTTTTTCTTCAAGCTCTTGGCCACCTTGTAGTTCACGATTCTTTTGTTGTAGTGTATCGTCAACATCAGCACGACGACCCATGTCCTTGGCCATGTTAGAGAAGCCGCCTGCGCGGTGCTTCTTCAAGAAGTTGTTGGCCATTTTTTGTGCAGCTAGTAATTGTTCGTGAGTTTTGCATGATGCAATAACTTTAGATAACTTAACCAAATCGTCGCCTTCTCCAGCGGCTTCGGCCATGTCTTCTTCTTTGACTTTGCGTCCACCTTTGTGCTTGTATGCTTTAGCAGTCACACGCTCAGGAGCTTTGTCTGTTTTCTTAGGGCGTCCGCGGCCTTTCTTTTCAGTCGACTTGGCATTGCCTTCGTCATCTGTTTCTGATCCAACTGAGTAACCAGTGTTGGGGTCAAGACGGCGAGTAACTCTGCGACCTGTTGGTGTTTCTTCTGTGTCGTGCTTGGCGCCATGTGTAACGTCACCAACTTTACGCTTGTTCAATTCTGCACGAGCGCCTGCTACTGTCGGAAAACCTTCGTCTGCAACTTGCTTCTTGCCGCCGCCTAGTGCGTTCTTCATTGCCTCAGCAGCAACGTCACCTAGCATTTCGTCAACTTCTTTCTTTGCGCCAGCAATCTTGTCAGCAAAAGTAATTTTGTCTGTTGGAGGTGCAATAGCAGCAAACTTCTTTTGCTTTGGTGTCATTGGGATACCACCCTCTTCAGCAACAGGTGCCTGACCAGGTGCAGGTTGTTGACCTGGTTGACCAGCTTGTTGTGGAGGAACTTTACCAGTTTGCGGCAAGCCTGCTTTCTTTTGCAAGTCACGGATCATGTCTTCGTCTGAACCATGTCCTAGTGTGCTACCAATTGCGCCTAATGCTGCTTGAGCACCTTGCTTGACTGTGTCAACAAAACCTTCTTCTAACTCTTCTTCTAGCTTGCCAGCTTTAGCCAGCTTGGCCTTAACTGCACCAGCTACACGCTCACCTGCTGCCTTACTGCCGTATTCTTTAGCAGCTTTGTCTGCTACAGCTTTGAAACCTGTAACTGCATTGTTGTGCTTGCCCATATCACGTTCGTTAAGTTGACCGTGTGTGGTTTCTGGCTTCTCACGAATAGCGTCGAGAGTTTTGTTTAAGTTGTAAAAAAATGTCATTTGAATTATCCTCGTGGGTTACGGCCAGTTGCTGGCTTTGGTGGACGCTTGACGTTGCTCATTGGGCTGTTTTTACCCTGTGGCAAGTCATTTGTAGTTTCTGCAGGCTTTGTTTTCTCACCAGCAATTGTGAAATCTGAACGATATGCATTTTTAAGAACTGCATGATCATAAGGGCCAGTTGCATAATCTTTGCTTAGGGCTTTTTGTTTAGCATCCGGAGCAGGATAGTCTGTGTCATCTAGTAGATCTTTGTTTTGATCTTCAATGTCTGTACGCTCTTCTTGATTGTTGTCTGAGTAGTTAGGAGTTTGCATTAAAACTCTGTTTGGGTCAAAGCCCAATAACTGTGCAATTTGACGAATTTGTGCATCAATTGCAGGGTAGCGGAATTCTACATCAAGTGTACTCATGCGCTCATTGTTAAATGCAGGGAAGTCCGGTGTTCTAGCTTGGATAGGAGTAGTTTTCACATCTCCAATTTTAGCAGGATCAAATTGATCCAACTTTGCTTTAAATGCTTTTAAGAAGTCGCCAGGCAAGTCGCCAGCGAATTTAATGCGATAAGAGTATGTTCTTTCGCTTTCGATTAGATAATCTCTGAAGTGTTTCATGTCAGTTTCCTATATGATATTTATGCTTATTTAGATTTTTGATCTCTGCTGGCCAGCAGGCGTTCAAGGATATCGTTGCGATTTAATACCTGTCCTTGTGCCGTTTCACTCGGTCCGTCAACATCCTTGATGTCTCGATCCATTTTTAGCTTTTTCATTTGAAGGTCAATCATCTTGAGCTTCTTGTTCATTTTTGCTGTCTTGGCGCTGAGTGCATGACCTAGCATAGTGCCAGCTACACTAAAGATTTCAGCTGCAAATCTTGAGTCTACGTTCATACCGAGATCACTTAAATCTTCAAAACTCTTTTTAGCCAGATTAGCAATTTCGTCTAGTTCAGAATCTGATTGATCAACGTCAGATACTTCTGCTAGTGCAGCATCAATTTTGTCAATAGTAGTATCTACATTACTGATAATTGTTTTAGTATCTTCTATTGTCAAGTGGCTAGAGTCAATCAAATGATCGCCGATTGATTCGCTAGAGGGTAAGTCGAAAAGCTCTTCCAATTTTTTAGTCATGCCATATTTATGGGCTTATGGACGACCGTTGTGAAACATTTCCTTCTCGGTAATTACCCGAAATGTTAGCCCTTGACGTTGGCACCAGGCATTCGCTGCTGCCCATTTTGCGTGATTAACTGCTACTACAGCACGTTCTTGTGGCTTTTGTTTTTCTGTAATTACGCTTTGGCCCGAGGGTTTAATTTCAATTACTTCAGCTTTGACTGTGTTGTTTTTGGTTCTGTAAACTACTAGAAAATCAGGAACATAGATTGTTTGTTTACCAGTTAGAGGGTGTCTGTAAGGAACGTTGATGCTTTCGCTTGCCCACTGTAATACATGTTCGTTTGTATCACAAAAGCGCATGAACGCAAATTCCCATCCAGAACGGTATCTAGGTTCGCCTTTGCCTACATACTTTGCAGTATTGGTAATTTTATAAGCGCCTTGTGCCCACTTGGCCATTACTGCCTCACGTTTCTAGCAGTCCAGTAATTAGGCGTTGCTGGTGCAAGAACGCCAAGTAATGTTGCATTACTTCTGACGCTATTTAAGTAATAGCACAAACTTGCAGTCAATTGCGGACCATTAGTGCCTTCGATTTCACTCAAAATTGTTAGGGCATCTACACCACTTTCCTGTGCCACTCTAAAGATTGATACAGTAAAGTTTTGTGCTTGTTCGGCAGTGTTAAACACACTTTGAAAATAGCTGTTAACAATATCGTATTCTGCTGCCGGAACGTTTTCAGCATAGTTGTAAAACTCGTCGTATATACGAACTGTTTGATCAATTTTAGGGTTAATTGCGTTGATAGTTCCCATGATTAACGTCCTCGTGCTTGATTTCTAAGTTGATCAATAGTATTGGTTGCAATTTGTGTTGGAGTATTTCCTTTAGGCGGAGTTGGGAAGAAGATGCCATCAAGCACACCTCGTTGCCCTGTACCTGGGATACCCGGAACACCAGGCGTGCCAAGAACAGCTCTTTGCACTGCTGGCAGAGCCCCTTTGGCAATAGTTTTTGCACTATCTTTAACTTCTCTATTGGCAATACTTGCTAAATCTTTGTCTTTGTAGGTATTGTACGCAGCCGATGCTTTTTGTATCGCACCAAGATAGCCGGCTACGCCGCCGCTTGCTAAATCTTCAGCAATACCAATACCTGTATCAATGAGACCGCCTTGTCCAAGAACAGTTGCGTTGGAGCCTGGTCTAGTAATGCCACTAATCTCAGTGTCATAGTATGCTGGATCAGCAAATCCAACAACATTAGTATCTGGTCTAACATCGCCGATTGCGCCTGTGCCATACTTTACAGTTTCGTAACGAATAGTCATTCTGTTACTCATTGTTCCGCCACTCTGGCTGTAATCGTACGTATCGTGTTGCCACTCAGTGATCAATGGGTTGATTAACACATAGCTTGCCCACTTGTGTTGGTTAAACCCATAAATTCTAATATCTTTAAAAAATGGTTGCTTGCCTGTCTGTCCAACACCGTATGTATCGGCGCCATCAGAATAACTTTCGCCAATATATCCCCAGTCGTTTACAGGTCTAGTGTTATCGTAAATGTCTCTAGCACTGTAACTAAATCCGTTGGGTGTGCCAATTAGTGGCCCTAAGCTACCGTTAGTTGGGGCAAGGTTATCGTATTTTTGACTAGGATCTTTGTAGTAATATGAATAATAACTATACCAAAAATCGCGAACTAGATCGCCACCATCGTCATGAAATTCAAATTGCACTGGCTGATAATCAATTTTAGTCTGTACCAAACGCTTACGATTGTATTGATTCATTTGTTCAACAGAAATGTTGAAATTAGGCAATTGAACATTCTTGACCATAAGGCCAATTGTTGCAATTTCTTGATTGTTGCCAAAAGCTGTTCTTAATGCCGGAACAAATGTTGTGTTTATTGTAAAGTAAACATGGAATTGATATTTGTGACGTGGAGCAAATTCATATCCGTTGGTTAAAAAGGTTTTAGCAGCATGTGCGTAATCTTTTACGCCTTCATCGCCGGTAAAACCTTTTAAGATATAGCTTTGACCAAACGCCATCTAATAGATCCTATTAGACTACGTTGCTAGGTCCTGTAGCCACTGATCCAAGTGATCTTGTGCCAACACTTGAGCCAACACCATCAGGCTGACCACTTACAGAGTTAATTTGCATAGCGTTGTCATATGATATTGTCATTGCAACTGTTACTGGCTCGCTAGAACCGTAGTTTACATCGCCATAGTTAACTTCTTTTAAGTAGCAACCATACATTTCCCATTGTTCAAGAACAACTGGTTGACTAGTACCGTTGCCACCATCTAAGATTTGCAATGTTGTAGTAAATTTGTAATCAATACCAGCTGCTGCACTTGCTTGTTCAGCAAAGTCCAATTGCTTCTGTAATTGTTCACCGACTAAACGTGTAACTTGGCCGGTTGCATCATCACGCAATGTGCATGTAACATCGGACCAGCTGTGTTTGCCAGCTAATTTAATTGTTGAGTTATAGATCGGAATTGCGATTTCTTCAAACGAAACAGTAGGACGAGCAAAATCCATTACTTGCTTGGTCATTTCTGTTGTCGGTGAAGCACTGTTAGAAGTGCCAAACCCATCAAATGTAACTCTAAATCTATATTTGAGTTTAGGCATCAACAAGCCCTGAGTTGATTGACTCTGATCACTCGCCAAGGGCACTGTCAGTTTTGTTAATGATGCTACTGCCATATTATATCTCCTGTATGTCTTTATTTATACTATTTTAGTCAAGAAAAAATAGGGCCCATTGGACCCTATTTTATTCGAAGTAACTCGAAGCATTAACCTGCTGAAGCTACTGTGCTGATACCACTTGCAATTTCGCCAGTGTTCTTCAAGCGTAGTGGAATGTAAATAAATTCAACTGCTTTAACTGGTTCAATAGCAATATCAACCCACAATTCATTGCGGTCAATACGTGCAGCGGTGTTGTTAGTTAAGTCACAAACAACAAGGTAATCGTAGATACCACGCTTGTTCACCAAGTCGATCATCAACGAGTTAACCGCACTGCTCAACTCATTACGTGTAATTTGATCGTTTGGTTCAAACAAGAATGTCTTACCAATATCTTGCAATCTGTTACGGATATACGCAATTAAACGTGACACGTTAATACGATCCATTGCAGATGTTGCCGATGTAAATGTCTTATTACCAAAGTTAGTAATACCAACACCAGGAACAAA